ACAAGGAATGCTTCGGTATCGGTTACATCAATTACTTGCGTACCTTCTAAAATCTCATCAAATGATAATGAACCACCGCCACTTACAGTCAAATCACCGCTTATAGTTAAGTCACCATCTATGGTTCCCCCATTGCCGAAATCTTCGACAATAGCTTTTAGCATTGAACTCTGCATACTAAACCTCTACGATTCTTACTGCACCAGTAGTTGTACTGGTTGAGTTATAATTAAAATAGACTGTATTTCCTAAACCTTTTGGAACGGTCAAGAAAGTAAGTGTGTTTTTTGGGATTAACAAATCATTGCTTGCATTTACATCGGTAGTTGTTGCAGAAAAATTAAAATAAATTTCTACTACTGAATAAACACCAATAGTAGCTGTGCTAGGCGTTAATGATTTATGGGTTGTATTTGTGACGTTGGCTGAACTGCCAGCGGTTCCTGCTGTCGCAACTGTCCATTCTCCCCCAGTAGTTGCGTTTAGTGATTCTTGGACGGAGTGTTGGTGTAAATTTGCCATTTTTCTTCCTCTCTAAGCTATGACAAAGCGTGAACGAGACTGTCTAGCTTTGTTATTTTTTCTTTAATTTTTTAGTTATTTTTTTAACTGCTTTTGTTGCAGTGCTGGGTGCTTTGTATGGGCTGGAATCAGATTCATCCATTACCCTTTCATAACCCCTTTCTTCTAGGCGTGTAAGTTTCTCTGGATGCTTTTTAAATGTATCATCATCGAGTCTCTCTACTTTGCCTGAATTTGGTCTTTTCCAGTATTGCATATTTTCTCCAATCTAATGGGGGCAGAATAATTCCACCCCCATATAACATTATAGTTATTTAGATGTTAGCGAATGCTACTCCCTTGATATTGTCGGAATCATCAATCAACTTTGCCCCATAAAGCAAATCGGAAACTACCTTAGTTCCCAATGCGTCTATAGAATATTCTGACTGAACTCTTACCTCTTGCTGTGAAGCAAAAGCACACGCACTTCGATGGAAAATTGCACCAGCAACTGTTCCATCAGTTAATGCACTTGAAACAGTGTTTGACATATATACATCAATGCCATAAAGCGATCCCACCATGCCAGAACGAAGTCCTTTATTGCCTTCGCCAACTGCATCATTTCTGATGAAGTATTGGGCGATACCAGCAGAAGGATTAAGGATGTCTGCAAATAGAGTTGGGTTAACAACCATTGCACACTCACCATCCATATAAGGTACATCGTTTTCGCCTAAAGTAGCGAGAGCCGCTTCAAATGTTGCGGCATTTAGAGTGTTGTCAGCAGAAAGGTCTTGAGATTGATTCAAGCCATCTAATTCTGCCCATATGTCAGCATCAACTTGACGAGCAAGAGCTTCACCCATCATCCTAGCGTACTTTTCTACTAGATCAGCCTCGGATTGGATTAAAGCCACATCTTCAAATAATTTTGCGACATATTTGTGTTTATTGAGAGACAACTGAGTCTCAGTGGTTGCAGTAGCATCGTAAGATACGTCTGCACCAGCACCTTTTGCACTAGCAGAAATAATACTCATTTCTGGAATATGAACTATATCTCCATATCCTTTTTCTTGTACTAAGGGTGAGTAGTCATCGACTAGACCACGAAATACTGTTTTACGTTCAAAGAACTTGTATATTCCATCAGACCAAATCTGAGGAATAAAATACTGTTCACTTCCTGTACTGTCTGTTACATCGACTGTAGCGGCAGAACCTTGATAATGTTTAGCCATTTATTTTACCTTTTTATGTATGACTCCAATATCGAATTCCAGTTTCTTCTTCGCTCTTCTCCAGACATATTAGTCCAATCCATAGTGTTTTTAGTTGGGATTGTCCCTTTTCTGTCAGGTGGATTCACTTTATCCGCTTCGGAAAATTCCTCAACGATGTCCAGAAGAACATCTGTTTCGACATTGGCAAATTTTTCACGTTTTGATTCAGGAAGTTTTGATATAGCGACTTCTCGAAGTTTTAAATCCATTGATTCCCATTTATCCTTAAAAGGCTTATAAGAATCAACTTGTTTAATAAGTTCGGCATTTAATTCCTGCCACTTCTCTTCTTCTTGAAGTTTCGCCCTTCTACCTTCTTCCTCTTTTGTTTTAAAAGATTCAAGAGAGCTACGAAGCTCATTTCTTTCTGAAATAACTTCGTTTAATCTTGAAATGGGTACATTGTTTTCGTCTTTAGTGACGGGTTCCTGTTTTACATCTGTTTCGATGGTCTTTTCTTCAGACATTTTTACCTCTTTAGTGAGTTAGTAAATATACAAGAATTTGTCTTGCATTAAAAGTATGCTATAATGTAAGTTAGTAAAGTAATCTAATGCAAGAAAAAAATTACGAATTTAAAAGAAAGTGGTTTGATTACTTAGGCTACAAACCTCATAACGGTCAATTAGCCCTACATTACCCCAATCAAGAGGATGTTCGTTTCCAAGTAGTTGTATGTGGAAGAAGATTCGGGAAAACTTGGGCAAGTGCTATGGAGGCTACTTATGTAGCATCTCAACCGAATAAAAGAATTTGGGTTGTTGGGATGTCGTATAAGAAGGCTAGATTAATATTCCGTGAAATCTGGCAAAGAATGGTTATTGGGCATCCTGACGATGTTGATAAAGCATCGGAAAAAGATATGTACATCCGTTTTAAATGGGGTACTATTGTAGAAGGGATGTCAGCGGATAATCCTTCAAGTCTTGTGGGTGAAGGTTTAGACCTACTCGTTATTGATGAAGTTGCCAAGATGAATAAAAAGATTTGGGATATGTATTTATCCCCAACTGTAGCAGGAAGAAAAGGGAAAGTTATTTTTATTACAACGCCTGAAGGCAGAAATTGGATTTACGATTTATTTAAACTTGCAGAAGATGACCCACTGTGGGAAAGTCATAGTTCTCCATCTTGGGTTAATCAATATGAATTCCCATTAGGGTTAAGCGACCCTGCAATAATAGAACGGAAAAGGAATATGTCCAAAGAACTTTTTGGTCAGGAGTTTGGGGCAGAATTTTCAGTATTTGAAGGAAAGGTCTGGAATTTTAATCGAGAGCAAGACACTGGAGATTTTCCCTACGACCCTGACTTGCCTACTTATTGTACAATAGACTTTGGTTATCGTATGCCAGCAGTAATCTTTCTCCAGACTTACTGGGATGGAGAATTTGAACATATAAGAATATTCGATACAATATTACACAAGCAAGATATAAAAACAGAAGATTTAATTAAGATGATTAAAACAAAGGGATACCCGATAATGTCTTATTATGGTGATCCTGCCGGATCAAATGTTCAGGGGCAGTCAGGCAGGGGAGATATGGAGATATTTAGGAGAAGTGGTATCAGTATTCTATCCACCAGAGATAGAATTAGTAGAAACATTGTCAATAGCGTAGCATATACAAGAGGATTCTTTGAAAGTGCCGATGGCGTTAGGAGAATCCATGTCGATAGAAAATGTACTGATATGATAGAAGACTTTGAGGAGTATAGATACCCTGAAACAGAAGATGGAAAGCCAGTTAAGGAAGAACCTCTAAAGGATGGGTATCATGACCACGGGAATGATGCTTTTAGATATTTTATACTTAACAGATTCCCAATGAGAAATCAAGAAATGAAAAGGATTCAGCGATGATTCAAAAAGTATTAAAAGACAAACTGCTTGAGACAAAATTAATGATGTCCCATGCCAGACGTAATGAAATAAGAAAACATTTGGATTATTATTCTGGTGTTTCTACAGAACAGTATATCTCACGTTATTTTAATGGAGATGCCTTTTCTGAGATACCACCAAGTGTAACAAACTTTACAAGAAAGTTTATTAACAAGATTAGTAGAATATATAGTCTGGGAGCAAAAAGGAATATTGGGGATAGTTCTGAAAGATACGAAGAATTAACCCCAACAAAAGATGTTCGGATGAAGCACTCCGAAAGGATGACTAGATTACTTGGTACAGTAGCTAATCGAGTACATTGGAGAGATGGGTACTTTGACTATAGACCAATATATTATTTTGAAGCGTACTTTGGCGATAATCCCTTTGTGCCAGAAGCTGTAGTCTATCCCCTATTGAATAGTACATCGGATTTATCTAATGCAGAAAATCTACAATGGGAGTATTGGGATAATGAGAAATATGGTGTAATGAATGAAGATGGCAATATGACTGAAGAGACACCCAACCCTTACGGGATGTTACCATTTGTGTTCACGCACAGGGAAGACCAGTTGGATTCATTTTTTGTAGAAGGGGCATCTGATGTGGTTAATTGCAATGAGCAAGTTAATATTGCCCTTACTGAAATGAATTTAGGTATGAGATTTAATATGTTTGGTCAGCCGTGGGTAACTGGATTAAGAGCAGACCAAAGTATGTTAAGAGCTGGTTCTAACACAATTCTTGATATGGGAGAAGATGGAGCATACAATATAACAAGCCCAAGTGGAAATATAGCAGAAGCAATAAATAATATAAAGTTTCAAATAGAGCTTGTTGCATCTAATAACCATTTATGGATTCAATGGGCGGAATCTGGCGGAGAAGTCCCCAGTGGAATTTCACTTATGATTAAAGACATGGAGAGAAAAGAAGACTATTATGATGATATTGCACTCTGGAGAATGTACGAACAAGACTTCTATAATGTGGAACGTGCCATTGCTGAATATAATGGGATTGCTCTACCTGAAGAATTTGGGGTTGACTTTGAAGAAGTTGAATACCCTAAAACAGTTCAAGACCAGATATTGAAAGATAATTTTGATATTCAAAACAATCTTAGCACTAGGGCAAAAATCATGGTTCGTGAGAATAAAGACCTTACGGAGAAACAAGCACAAAAACTCATTGATGAAAATAGGAAAGTAAATGAAAAAGAAGGCAGTCAGTCAATCTTTGATAAATTCCGTCAAGAAGCTGGACAAAATCAATAATATAGATTTTAATTTTGATGGCAATTTGCGTAAGATAATAGAAAACCCAGAGAAGTGGGCAGAAGAGCAAGCAGAGCGAGCTATTGCTGAAAATACTGAAAAATACTTAGATGCAAAAGAACTAGGGGAGAAATTCTGGGATGAAGTTAAAAATATCAGTTAATTTTGACTTTGGACAGCTATCTGATAAGATGGATAATCTCATTAGTGACTATACGTCTGGATATGCTAAAGATTCAGAAATGGGTTCTAAGGCTATAATTGATAGTGGAAAATTAACCCCTATCAAAAAATCCACTAAAACATGGCGTAAGTCAAGGGGTTATCCAACATCTCCTCCATTGAAAGCAAGTGGAAAGCTCTATAATAGCATTAAATCAGAAGGTAATGCCTTAAAAGTGATACAATATGGGAAATGGCATAATGATGGGGATGTTCCCACCACGGGTGCAAGAGAATTTATTACCACAACTGCCAAAAATAAAGACAAGTTAGATAAGAAATTTATGCAAGACATCAGAAAAGCACTGCGTTCCAATAAAAAGGTTGTATCACTAGGTTAAGGAAGACTACATTATGGCTGATAGGAGAGAATTAGATGAACAAGATAGAAGACTACTTATTGAAATTGCTACTGGAATGTCTTACGACACAAGAATCTTCTCTGAAAGACTTAGACAAGAAATTGAACGCCTTAGAAGAAGTGGAGTTGATGAACAATCGATTATTGGGGTTCTTAGCCAAGACTTTGGCTCCAATGGAAGAATATTTGGGGAATTGCGAAACTCCATTAAACGAGGAGTTGTTGGAGGAATTAATCAAGCATTCCGCAGAGCTGGAGAAATGGGGCAAAGCCTAAAATGGGTTGCTATTTCTAAGAATCTTTGCGATGATTGTCGTACAAGGGCAGGAGAAGTTGATACATGGGAAAACTGGGAAGCCAGAGGTATGCCCGGTAGTGGATGGAGTGTCTGTAAGGAGTATTGCTATTGCCAGTTAGTCCCTGCATCTCTCGATGTAGACGATGCTATACGATTATGAAGAAATTTACCCTATTAACTTGCTTGTGTATAACTTGCAAATGGACATGGGAAGTTTTGGGGGTTAATATAGAAAGGGAGCAAGAATGCCCCGAATGTAGTTCTTTTGATGTATTTACTTACCCGAAGAGGTCAAGTTAAGTGCCTTTTCTCTGTTTATTACTTTTTCCTGCCAAGCCTCTCTTTGTGCTGGGCTTTGTCTTCCCTGCTTTGGTCTTTCAATACCTATTGCTTCAGCCCTCTCCCTCCAACGCCTAGCTTCTCTCCTTTTTTTATTCTTCCTTTCTTTAGCGTTTAACTCTCTCAGGGACTGCTGTTTCGTTTTTTTCTTAGGCGGTTTATCTATTATCGGTCTTTGTGGGAGAACTTCTATCTCAAGCTCATCGAAATCTGCATCTAAAACCTCTACTTCTTGCATATCTGCCACTTGAGATGTAAGAAACTTCTCAAAAGGACTCTTGTGGTTGGCTACTTCCACTCTTTTAATCAATTTCCCCGAATGTTCCAATATTAGGCGACCAGCCTGTACATTTCCTGCTTCAGCTTCCCTAATCATGCTATTTAGTATATTAGGCAGTTTAGCTCCGAATGTAATCATGTATTTCTGGTAGAATACTTCAACAAACTCAGGGTCTTTTAACCAGTTATGTATTGTGGCTTTTGTAACTCCGGCTTTATTAGCTACATCCTGTATCTTAGCTTCGGGGTTGGTCACTAATACATCTATAGCTAAAGCCTTTTCGGGCTTTAAGTTGGCAGGAAGATTAATACTCATTTAGTAAAGTCCTTTATTTATGGTATATTTTAACGGATTTTAGGTCTTTTATACAAGAAACTTTTCACCTGAATCCAAATAAGGCACTTCTACTACTATACTATACAACATATAAAAGCGTTAGCTTTTTATGGATTTTCTTTTGAAAATCTTTTCCCAACAT